ACCGAGGTGGCCGGGCAGGGCGGCGGCCCGGTCCGCTACAGCTTTGAGGAGGCCGTCGCCGCCGACCGCGAGCTGGAGGAGGCCGAAGGTGATCGCCTGCACGGAGACGGAGGCCCGGCGCTACCGGATGGAGGTCCGCAAGTGCCGTAAGAGTTTCCCGTACTTCGCCGCCGCCTACTGCCGCATCCTGGCCGACGACGGCGCCGGCGGCGCCTGGGTGCCCTTCGGGCTCTGGCCCGAGCAGCGGCGCGTCGCCGGGATGCTGCAAGACAGCCGCCTGCTGGTCGTCCTCAAGGCCCGGCAGCTGGGCCTGACGTGGCTGGTGCTGGCCTTCGCCCTGTGGCTGCTGCTCTTCCACCCCATCGCGACCGTGCTCTTGTTCTCCCGCCGCGACGGCGAGGCCGTGGACCCGTTGGCCGTCCGCCTCCGCGGCATGTACGACCGGCTGGCGGAGTGGCTGAAGGTGCGCGGCTTCGCGAAGGACAACGGGCACGAGTGGGCGCTGGCCAACGGGTCGCGGGCGCTGGCCTTCCCGACGACGGCGGGCGACTCCTACACCGCCACGCTGGCCGTGGTGGACGAGGCGGACCTGTGCCCCGACCTGGACCGGCTGATGCGGGCGGTCAAGCCGACCATCGACGGCGGGGGGCGCCTGGTCCTGCTCAGCCGCGCGGACAAGTCGAAGCCGCACAGCGCCTTCAAGCGCATTTACACGGCGGCGAAGCAGGGGCTAACCGGCTGGCGGTCGGTGTTCCTGCCGTGGTCGGCGCGGCCGGGCCGGACGGCGGCGTGGTACGAGGCGCAGCGGGCGGACATCGTTCACCGGACCGACTCGCTCGACGACCTGCACGAGCAGTACCCGGCTACGGACGCGGAGGCGCTGGCCCCGCGGACCCTCGACAAGCGGATCGCCCCCGGATGGTTGCACCAGTGCTACCGGGAGGCCCGGCCCCTGAACCCGTTGCCGGCGGGGGCTCCTTCGATCCCGGGGTTGCAGGTCTACGCGCTTCCCGAGCCGGAGCGGAAGTACGTCCTCGGGGCGGACCCGGCGGAGGGCAACCCGACCAGCGACGACTCGGCCCTGACCATGCTGGACCGCGAGGCCGGGGAAGAGGTGGCGGCCCTGGCGGGCAAGTTCCAGCCGGCCGTCCTAGGCGCGCACATCGACGCCGTCGGACAATGGTACAACGGGGCCGACGTGCTGGTGGAGCGGAACAACCACGGGCACGCGGTCTTGCTGTGGCTGCACGACTACTCGCAGCTGAGCCGGCTGCGGGACCTCGACGGCCGCGAGGGGTGGCTGAGCACCACGAAGGGCAAGGCGATGCTTTACAACACCTGCGCCGACGCCTTTCGCGAACAGCAAACGGTGCTGCACAGCTTCGCGACGTTCACGCAGCTGGCCAGCATCGAGGGCGCGACGTTGCGAGCGCCGGAGGGGGAACACGACGACCGGGCCGACAGCTACGCGCTCGCCTGCGCCGGCATCGCGCATGGGGCGAAGCGGGAGCTTTGGGTCCTCTGACGAGGCCCCATCCGCACCCGCCAGCAATCGCCCCCGGCAAGGACGAGGCAGACGAGCCGCGCCTCAAAAATTACACCATAGCACCTCTGTCTCGCGGCCCTTTTGCTTGCCCGAAGCCGCGTTGTTGGGCAGGTCGAAGCTGTGACGGGACCACTCGGCCAGCGCGTCGTCATAAAGCGCGGACGGGTAGCCTGAGAGCATGACCTTGCCCTCGCACCCGCGCAGTACTTCCAGCAACGCCCGGTGATCCTCTTGAGCCATCTCGTAGGCGTAGGCTTCCTTCGACTCCCGCGTCTCGTGCAAGTACGGCGGATCACAGTAGAAGAGCGTGTCCGGCGTGTCCTCGCGGCGGATTAGGTCCAGGGCGGGCAGGTTCTCGATGCAGACCCGCCGGAGCCGCCGGTGGATTTCGGCCAGGCCGTCCACGGCCGTCAGCCACTCCGAGACGTTACCGTTCATCCCCCGGCGGGTGCGGCTGCGCGTTATCGGAGTGAATCCCTTCATCAGGCCCGACCGGCTTTCCCTGCAATCCACGAAGAACGCCACCGCATCGGCAATCGGGTCCGCCGCGCCGTAGCGATGGGAATGGGCCGCTTCCCACTCCGCCCGGGACAGGGGCATCGCCTCCACGGCACGTCGGAACGCCTCGAAATGGGCCGGATCCCGGAGCACGCGCCAGAAGTTAACCAGCCGGCCGTTGATGTCGTTGACGACCTCGGAGACCCCGCGGTGCGACGGCAGCCACAAGGAACGCTCGTCCGGGTCTCGTGCGAGCAGAACCGCCCCGCCCCCGAAGTAGGGCTCGACGTAATGTAAGTGCGGCGGCATGAGCGCGACGATCCGGCGGGCCAGGTAGTGCTTGCCCCCGTGCCACTTCAGAGGCGGATCGAGCAACGACATCCCTCATCCTCCCTTCGCCGGGCAAACCCGCTGCATTCAGCAAAGCCTTCCTCGCCGGCCTTCGCCACACAATCCGCTTGCGCCGCCGGGACGCGCCTCAGGGTGTACGCCCTTCACACTCTGTCCCAACCCACCTGGCGAGTCAAGGTTGGCAGGGGACCGAACCCCGACGGCGCCCGGCCGAATCTCCGGGTTCTGAGGATTCAGGCCAGCGGCTCGGCCGGCGCCGCCACGCTAAACCGTACAGCCTCATCGCCGGCGGCCCTCAGAGGGTTTTTCCTTGCCCCGCCGAGTCAGGGGGGGTTAGACTGCCGTGCCAGGGACAATAGCCGCTGAGCAAGGACGACTGGGCAGACCTCACGGGCGAACCGCCGTGAGCAGCCCGACCAATGAACCGGGACGAACGAGCGCGACTGAAGCAGGGAGTAAGGCAGGCGTTCCTCAAGACGCACGCCGGACGGAGCACCGACGACGTCGTCATCGACGACGACCTGAACCGCCGGTTTCTTGCGGCCTGCCAGGAAGAGCTACCGTCCACCAGCCCCGAAGTCCTCAACTGGACCCTGTTCACCCTGCGCAAGGCGTCCGGCCTCGGGCCGGTGACCAGCACCAGGGAGCGACAGCATCACGACGACTACATGCACGCGGCCGAGATCGCCGCGCGGCTCATGGAGGACAAGTACGAGTTGACCATCGACCGTGTCCTCTGCGACCCGCGCGTGCGAACCGAGTTCGACACGGTGGCCCAGTACATTGCCCCTGACGTCCCGCCCTACCGCCTGCGGAAGGCGGCCCTGAAGCTGCGGAAGGGGAGACAGCTGCGGCCCGAAAAGGCGAAAAGGATTGTGGACTGGAGCCCGTCAGTGCTCGTCTACACTGCCGCGGAGTTGTGCCGGGGCTTCACGCTAGTCCCGCGCCAGCCCGGGGTCTACTTCTTCCGCGACCGGACCGGGTATCTCTACATCGGTGAGGCCGATGACCTGCGGGTGCGCGTCGCGAAGCACCTTGACCACTCCGAACGGAAGGCTCTGGCCCGGTACTTGTGGGACCACGGCATCGAGGAGCTGTCGGTGGAGGTCCACGCGTTTTCCCCTACCTCTGGCGGGGGCCGGAAGACGTGCCGCCGCGTTTGCGAGTCCGAAATGATTGCTAGCCGGCGCCCCCGCTTCAACATCCAGCCGTAGGCCGACGCTCGAGGTCGATCGAGGAGCCGCGGCCGTTTTCTGCTTGCAGTCCCGCGCCGGTCAATAACGGTGGTCGCAAGTGGGACGGCCGCCGGGGATTTTTCTTGACTGCTGAGCAGCGCGCTGCTCAACTACGCCTGAGTTAGGGAGCCAGGCCCTGACGCGACGCGGTGAGGGATCGTAACCTCCCCCTCACGCGCGGCACACGGGACCGCGGCCCCCCCGACCCGAGCGGGCCGCCCGCCACCTCGGCACGCGGGCCGGGGCGGCGAACGGTTGCGAGCCCGGGGTTCGGCCGAGTGACGATGCTGGTCGGGAGGGTAGGACTGTGGCGCGAAAACCTGTCGTGGGTGTTGTGGGCACCGGCACGAACGGTGGGCGAGCGGTGGCCGACGCTAGTGTCGCCGCTCACAAAACTTGATCGAAATTCACGGTCGATGACGGCGTGGTGTCGCTCCTAGAAAACCCAGAATTCACGCGGAAAGCGTACGGCACTGGTTTTCCCGGAACCCCTGAATTCAGATCAAGTTTTGTGAGCAGGAACACTAGGCTGCTCGGTGAGTTGCTCGCCGCAGAAAGCTGGGCCGTCCTCAGCGGCGGTCGAAATGCTGGAGTGATGGCGGCGGTGAACTGTGGGGCGAAGACAAGGGATGGCTTGACTATTGGCTTGCTCCCCAGCAGGACGTCGGATGTCTGCCCGGACATTGACGTCGTCATCATCACCGACCTGAACAATGCTCGGAACAATCTGATCGGCTTGTCCAGCGACGTCGTTGTCGCTTGCGGCGTCGATGGCCCCGGCGCAGCCTCAGAGGTTGCGCTCGCGCTGAAGAATGACAAGAACGTGATTCTCCTTGGCGCCCATGCCGAAGCCCAGGCATTCTTCAAGCTCTTGGGTGGTGATAAAGTGTGGCTTGCTGACACGCCGGAGCAAGCCGTGAAACTCATCAAGGATCACAAACTCTGTTGAGGTAAGTCGGCCTGAGCAACGACTCGGGTAGAGCGGATGAGGTCGTTGATTGGGCCTGATCACCGGCTGTCGTGCTGCTAGTTACCCGTGGTGAGTCAGACCCGGAGGAGGGAAGCGATGGGGACTTACTACAATCCGCCCGAGGACATCCCGAAGATTGGCAGGCCCCTCCGCCCCGGAACTTACCCGGAACTCGCCGCTCAGCTGCACGAGGGCGAAGTGCTAATCGGCTTCTACGACGCTCCGCACCCATACCGTGCTGCCCCTCTCATTGACTGCCAGGAGGAGTTCAACCGTCAGCAGCGCCAGGCCCCGGCCGCGGGGTTCTATGCTCTCCCCAGAGATCAGACTGAAAGGGGCTTCAAAAGGTGAAAAACCGAGCCGAACCAGGTTCTACAGCAGACCGGCCACGCGACTGACGGCTTGCTGGGGTCTACGGAATCCCCGCGTGAGCCGGCTGCTGAGCTGGGTCGTTCGGGTGCGACACGAAGTCGCAGGCGTAAGTGTCATGCACAGCACGGAGCTGCGACATGACCTGTTG